TCCCGTGTAGAAGGTAATCCAACGTCCAGCCGAAGTGCGCGCAAACCGACCCCCGGCGACCGTGTGGGCTTTTTAGCCCGGTTGCTCTATAAGTTGTGTCGGGTCGCTTGTGCGCGTTGCGCTCATCAATCTTATAGAGTTTATAAAATCCCCTAAATTGCTTACGTTGGTAATCAATATCGCGAGCGTAAGAAGTTGGGAAGGCGTTACGGTATGAAGGAAAAGGGAAGTAAGCCGGGCTAAGCGGGTTTCATTGGGCTTGCGTACCAAATAGCCACCTTTGTCCGTTACGTCGTAATAGTCTTCGCCCAATACTGCAACCGCTACTACCTGCGCAAGTTTCCGGGCTTCCTGCGCTGCCATTTTCTTTGCGGTCTTGAAATAGTCTTCGTCGCCCAATTTGGTTTCGTCTATCGACATTTGCAGCCAAAGCGCGCTAAGTCGGTCAAGCGTTGCCAGCGTAGGCTCTTGAACCCGGAATACTTTCTTTTCGGTAATCTTTTCGCGTTTACGGAAGAAGCCCAATAAGCCGGGCTTCCGGCGGGTATAGGTTACTTCAACGTCAAACGTTATGCCTTCGCCTATCATCTGCCTTAATTCGCTTTGTTCGCGTTCTAAGGCTTCTAACTTATCGTTGTAGTCCATTGTCTGAATATAAAAGAAGCCCCGAAAACAAAGTAAACGGGGCTTCCGGTTAATGAAAATGATGTTATCAATCCGGTATTAAGAAGAAACGGAAGCCGTAGAAGCTGAAACTTTGCCTACTGCCATTTTCTTTAACCCCGAAGTAGTGGGTTTCATAACAGTTCCCGTAACCTCAATAAGAAGCAAGCCCTTTTTGCTGAACTCGCCGTTAATTTTGGCTACAAGTTTCATACGTGGAACTTGGAACTTCAAACCTTTCTTCGGAAGGATGATAATAGATTCCTCTACGGTGTTTACCGCATCGGGATAACTCCAAACGTCGGAAGCTATTTCGCCCCCGAAAAGCCGTTTAAGTACGGGAAGGTCGGGGTTCATGATTGAGAAGGAAAAGGTTATTTTGCCCTGCTTCTCTACGGTTTCTACCGGGTCGTCTTCTTCCTCTGCGTAGAACTCGGTTACTTCCGGGTCTTCCTGCGACATTTTGCAGGTATCTTCGTAGGTAAGTCCGAATGCCGTATAGCCCGTTTCGGTAAAGTTCAAAGCCGTAGGTTCTCCCACCTTACCCAAAATCTTGGAAAGACCCAATGTTACTAATGTTGCCATACTGATAAAAATTTAATGAATATTCCAACTTATTCTAATGTTCCGGTAATGCTGGTTTACTTCAAGCTCTTTTATTACGATGTCGCTCTCTATCCAATATTCGAGGTCTGCAATGTTTTGCGCGTCCAAATAGGCTACAAGCGCGTCGCCGATGGTTCGCAAGCGTTCCCTATCTGCCTTGCGCTGTTCTTTACCCTTAATCCGCAGCTTCAAATCCTTCGCGTAAATATTCACGTTGGAAGTACCCGTTTGCGGTTTGTCGTGCGTTACCGTAATGGTGTTTATCACGATGTCTTCGGCTTCGCTGTCGTCCGGTCTTTCGCCTTGTGTGAAAACGCCGCCGTTTATAACAACTTTGCCGGAAGTGACCGCTTCCGAAACAATCTTAAAAAGAATGTCGTCCGTATCTATGCTGCTGCAATGTTTCATTTGAACGCGTCTTTAATGTTAGTAACTAAATCTGCAAGTTCCTTAGCTATGGCTTTTTCGGCTTGTTTCTCGGCGGAAGTAAGAACATCGCGCCCTTTGCTTTCCACGTGAACGGCGTAGTTCATTCCGGCTACTACAACCAGCGTATAACCGTCGGTATAGTTTTCGCCGATCTGCTGGGCTAAACGTTGTCCTTCGTGTACTCCGACGTGACCGCCCTTTACCGCTTCAAAGGCGATATTAACGGGCTTGCCGTCTTTGAAGACTACGTAGCCAATTGAAGACCGTAAGTTTCCGGTACGGTCTGTAAAACCGCGTTCCGGCGGTATGGTCTTCGCCATGCTTACGGCTTCTTCCCCTATACGGCAAAGGCTTTCTATTATCTGCCTTTCCACTTCAAGAAGGAAGGCTTTAAACATGCCGTCTATATCTCCCGTGAATTTCGCTTCTAAACCCATAGCCTGCAATGCAAACGCCCTTTATCGAATTTCAAGCACACGCCGGAAATCCTAATTATTCCCGAAATCTTAGCTTCTTCCATTGTTTCTTGGTTAAGCAACTGTGAAGGCTCTAACGGCTCATCCGCTACCGCTATTTCCATGCCTTCGGGTATGCGCTGCACGCCTTTAGGTATCTGTATTAGCGAAGCGAACGTAACAAACTTCCCGTTCGCGGCTTGTATCTGCGTACCCTTCCCGTTGGTTTCCTCGCGGCAAACGCTGTGTAGCGTCCATTCCGCGCCGGAAGCCTGCCAACTACCGTTAGCGTCCTGCACGGCTTCGCCGTTGCTTGTACGCTTGTATAGGTAATGCGGGTATTGTCTGCTTGCTACGTCCGTTACCATCTGTTACTTCTGTTTCTGACCTTCGGCGTAGTAACCGGGGTTATGCCCAATTCGCCGCAAGTCTGGTTATACCAAAACTTTATAGCTTCCCAGTTCCAACTTACGGAATACCCCCCTTCGCTGACGTTGGCAAGTGGTATGATAGTCCCAAATTCGGCGCAAAGCGCACGTTTGGCGGTTACTACATCTACCGCTTCTTCCGGGTTGGGGATTGTATTCTGCTGGTTGGCTAAAATTAGCTCCACGTCCGCGCTTTCAATGTCGAAACGCGCCGTAGTCCGGGTAAACCATTCTTTGTACGTCATAAGCTAAGTTATTAACCGGAAAGACCGCTAAGCCTTTCCGGTATCGGTTAGTGATTCCATGTGTTGCTGTCGGTAGCCATCAACCAAGAACGAGAAGAAGAAAGCCACGCCGGGAAAGCGTTTGCGATACCCATAGTAACCTCTTCCAAAGGTTCTTCGTTAGCGAACTTCTTTATAAGGGTGTGACCGTTCAAAGCCTTAATCGCTACTGAACCTTTTACGTTCATGTCTGCGGGCTTCTTCCAGTAAGTTTGTCCCAATACTTTGCTTTCTGTGAACAGTACCACGTTCTCGGTAAACGGGTTTCCGGTGTATCTGTCACCGTTGGGAAGTTCTACGGTAATATCTTGGTCAATCACAACAAGTTGCAAGCCCTTCAAGTAGGGAAGCGTTTTCATTGCGCTGTTTACTTGTTCAAGGCTTGGCGTTTGCTGGAGGTTCAAGGCGTTCACGGCGAAAGAAGCGCAGATTTTCTGTACTTCTGCGGTTCCCGCGAAAGTCGCGAACGTGTCAAGGGACATAAACGCGAATTTCAAAGATACGCCCTCTTTCTTCGCTGCCTTTACAACGTTCTTGAAGTCCTTAGATATAGGTTTCGCGGAAGCGGAAGTAGCCCAAGAAGCCGAGCCGGTTTGGAAGCCTAACTTTCTTTCGGCTGGGATTTGGTAATCTACATCGTATTCGCTGATTACTGAACCGTTGTTTTCGTTGGTAAGTGTAATCTTACCCAAAGAGATTTCCTGCAAAGCCATCCATTCCAAACGGGCGGCTACTGCCGTCCAGCAGAAATTAGTGTCTTCTGCCCATGCTTCAACCAATGCGCGAAGGTCGGGGTTCTGCGAAGTCATGGCTAACATTACTTCGTAGTCCGTAAGTTCGTCTTCGTTCTTGGTACGCTTTACGGCAATTTTCGGGATGTCCCCCTGCAAACGTGCAATCGCATCGCGGGTCTTTTTGTCAATTGTCGCCCCGCGTGCCACCAAGTCGGCGGCTATTTTAAGCCCTACCTGCGCTTCCAAAGCCTTCCATGTCAAGGTATAAGTTTCCTTCAACGGGAAAAGCGTAGGATAGTAGTAGGGCTTCAAATCGTAAGTATTAATCACGGCTTGCATATCTTTCTCTACAAGACCGCGCATTAAAGTCTTAATCATAACTTAGAGCCCAATTAAATTAAACTGATACCGGGTAAAGCGGCTTTAATGTCGTCGCTTACTGCCGGGATAACACTCTCTTTGAACTGCCCGATAGTAACCGCTGTTACAAAGTGGTTATTAAGGGCTTCCACGTCGTAGCTGTCGCCCGTCATGGCTTTAGGCACGTACTTGAACGCGCTTGTAGTGTCCGCGCTTTCAGCGGCGGCAAGTACAAGGGCTGCGCCTGCTGTGGCGGCTTCTCCTAAAGTAGTGCCTACGTTGATGGTGTCGTAAAGCGTTTCCGACGTGTTGATAGATGTAATCTTGTAAGCCTTTGCGCCTACCTTCAACATGATAAAATCGCCTACTTTGAAATGATGTCCTTTCGCCACCTTGTAGGCTTTTGTAGTGGCGGTAGCGTCTTCGGTAAGCCTTGCGGTCTTTACTACGTGGTAAAGCCCGGCAGCGTCTTTGCCGCCTAATGCCGTCCCTTCCTGCAAAATACCGCCCGCAACCAATTCGGAAGAGCAAACGGTAACGCCGTTAGGAATGTCCGCCAGCATGTGCGTACAAGCGTGTACTACACGTTTGTCCTGCTTTCTGTCTATCTTCAATCCCATTGTAAAGAATGAATTTACGGTTAAACTTCTTTGCCCGTTAAGGCTGTCTTACTCTCGGTTTGCGCTTTGATGTAGTCTGCTACGCCACTGCTTACGCCTTCTTTGTTCACGGCTCCAAAAATCGGCTTATCGTGTCCTTGCAGTCCTGCGTCTGCGCGTTCTTGCGCTAAGGCTGCGATGTCGCCTTTCGCTTCGGTCAAGTAGCTGTTGAAATCTTCGTCGCTCGCAAAGGTGTTAGCCCGGTCGAAGTTCTTTAACATCACGTCGCGGGTCTTTCCCTCAATCTTCGCGTTGTCCAATTCCGCTACAAATAGTTCACGTCGCGAAGCAGCCGCCTTATTTGCGTTAATCTCGGTAATGCTACTTTGCACGCCCGAAAGTTTTTCATCAATAAGTTTGCTGATCGCGTCAAGCGTTATCGCTCCGCCTGCTGGTGGCGTGGGTGGTGTCGGCGGTGTTTGCTTTCCCTTTTCCACAAAATCGTACTTTTCTTTCAGTCCGTTTTCGTAGGTTTGGTTCGCTTTGCTTATTTCCGCGTCTGCAACCTTACGCCAATCTGTTACGTACTGGCTAACTTTGTCGGCGGTAAGTTTATCTACAACTCCGTTAGCTTCTTCTATGGTAGCGACTTGTAAGCCGATAGCGGCTGCCAAATGCTGTAACCCGTCTTTGCGCACGCCTTGGAACTTTGCCACAAGTAGTGCTAAGATTTGTTCTTGTAATTCGTTCATAAACTATTTTGTTAAACCGAAGCAAAGGTAGCGTATTAAGGTAATACGGATTAAGAAATAGGAAGCAAACACTTCACCGAAACTTCCAATTTTGAAAAAGAGTAGGCGGTGAGAAATAGGCGTATAAAACCGCCGCATTGCCTGTTCATTTGCCCGACATTGAAATTAATTAGCTTCTGCGTGTGTTTAGTAGTCGGTAATACGGACGCGCTTTAAATCGCTTCATTTCCCCTTTGCGTTTTTCTCTCGCGCACACCATTAAGAAGAAGAGAA